GCCTAATGTTATTTTTTTTAGTTTTCCATCATAGGGAGGAATAAAACCATGATAATAATTAAAAGAAGTTTTATCTAAATAATTTTTTATAGGTATAAAAACTTCACTATTACCCTCTAAATGAGCAAAAGTAAAAGGAATTATTGCTAATTGCTTAGACATTATATCAAATGATCCTGTTACAGCTGAAAATGTTGATGTTGGTGAACTTCCACTTATATTACCTGAAGATGTTATATCAGTAAGTATTTGAAGTGAACTTGAATATAAAAAAGGAACGTCTGTTAATTCGGAAAAGCTACTAGCTCCTCCCCCTCCTCCTATAGTTTCTATAGTTGTTGTATTTAAATTGTCTCCTTGTAATTTAAATAAGCCTGTTGGAGTTTTATAAAATAAAGTTCCCTCATTAATATTAATTATAATATCAGTAGAACTAAAATCTGTTGATTTAGGATCTCTATGTTTAATTTTTATAGCCATATCAATCTATTATTATTGTTCCTCCTGATAAAATAGTAGTATTACTAATCATTGTTATTCTACCTATTGTTGAATCATATGTCGGTGTTGCAACAACTAGCTCATTATAATCTACATCAATTTTTAAAAAATTTAATTTAAACGATCCACCACCAGGAGTAATAGAATTAAATTTTACCTGCATTCTCAAACCATTCACATCAGATTCAGTCCATGCAGTTGAACCATCACTAGTTGTTCTTGTTGTTCCTGCTTGTACAGTAGAAAATGTAGTGTCATTAAAATTTTTATTTTCTGCTGTATATAAAACTGAATCAGAACTATCTAGTATAGTAAAACTAGCATTTGCAGTTACTCCTCTAACAAGATCTACTCCTCCTTGAATACCAAATGCTATTGAATTTATTGATCCTATATTAGATATTAAGTCTCCAAATGAGACATTAAATTTTTCTCCTGGAGTTGCACAAGAAAGAAAGTTACCATCAGCTGCATCTAATTGTTGATGAGGAATACCACCTGTCCATGCTGGGTTTGGTTGTGTTGTTGCGTCTGGTACTATTATTTCTATAGGCATTATGCTAATCTTTCAACTGTTAATACTGAACCTGCTTTTAATATACAGTTAGTTCCATCTACTGTTGTTCTTATAAAACTTCCAGAATTAACTGTTCCTACATAAATTTGTGTTCTTTCAACTGGATCAACTGATGCATGTGCTCTTGATGAAAATGTATGAACTGTACTTCCATCTACAAATATGTCATATACAACATCAGTACTAGTACTACCATTAATTACTACATAATTTCCAGTAACTTTATAAATTCCATCTATTTGAGAAAATATTTTAACACCATCACCTGAACTATCATGAGTTACAATCATATTATGTGTAGTAGATGTTACAGCACTATCATGACCAAACCCATATTCATTACTATCAGCAGTTGCATCATCATCTAATGTCACCCAAGCAAAAGCAGGAGTTAACCCTGAATTACTAAATCTTAAATCTGTATCAGGAGCATTATCTGTGGATTTTGCTTTTACAAATAATGTACTAGCACTAACTGCTGGTTCAGCCTCATTATCTCTAAAAGTTAAACTTCCAGATAAATATAAACTACCTGATTGATCTCCTGTTGCTCCTCCACTTAGTGTTGAAGTTATAACTGTACCACTTGCACTTATATTACCTGAGGCTGTTATATGAGTACCTACTGATATATTTTTAGCTATACTTGCACCGCCTTCTACTCTTAATGCTCCTGTATCACCTGATGCATCTGTTGCAGCTGTGTTATCAATAATTTCAAATGGTAGATTTTGTGTAGCTAAATTATCTGTAAATTGAAATGTATCCGTATCATCGTAATTAAAAATTAATTTATTACCATCATCATAAATTTTACCTTTAGTACTTGGATCTCCATCTCCAAATGTTATAGAATTATCACTACCATCACCTGCAGAACTTAATGGTATATTTAAAAGTTTACCTATAATAGTACCACTTGCACTTATATTGGCTGATGCTGTTATATGACCTCCAGAAACATTTATTCCGTCTCCAAATTGAACACCTACTTTTTCATTATCTACACGATCAATTCTATTAGAAAGCATAGTTGCATGTACAGTCAAATTATTTAATGTTGTATCACCACTTGCACTTATATTACTTGAGGCTGTTATATGACCTTGTACTTCTAAATCTCCTACTATATCTGTATCTTGATTAAGAGTATTTAAAGTATTGTTAAGTCTTAATCTTATACCACCACCTGTCTGTAA